ATTCAGGCAATTATCAAATGCTATGTTTAGCGGAGATAGACCTGTTATTGACGGATTCCAGCGTTTGGGTATGACGCTTAATGAATCAAACGAATTTATTCTTAAGAACATGGAAATACAACAACGTAGTGCTAAGATGCGCGGCCCCGGAGGCGATGAAGAAATGCTGGCTGCTAGTTTACGTATGGCTGAATCTTTAGATATTATGTCTAAGCTAAGTGGTAAGCAATTAGATCAAATGCAAGAAGATATACTTAGGGAACAGTCTCAAGGTAGAGTAAATGCTGCTCTTAGACAAATGGGTCCAGAATCGCAGAAAGCATTTTCAGAATTACAAGTTGGATTAGCTAATGCAGGCGATGGTGCAAAGGCCTATGCAAAAGATATACTCACCTATGGTGCTCCGGTAGGAAAAGCGGCTATAGCTTTTGCCGCAAGTAATCATAAAGCAGCTAGAAGTATTGATGCCGCTATAGGCGATGTAAGAAAAGGTAGTGGCGATGCAGCTAAGAAAATGGGCCAACAAGCTACTGCACAAGTTGCCGAATTTGCAGGGTCAGCTCAAGGTTTAACGCTTGCACGACTAGGCGGATTAGGTAGTATCTTTGATGCACAAGAAAAAAATCTTGAACAAACTGATACACTTATAAATCAGATCAATGCACATCAAGAAAAGGTACTTGCAAACACCGGAGAAAGTCTTTCATATACTCAAGCATACGCACAAATGCTAAAACAACAGGTTGAAACACAAAAAACTCAAACTAGTGGCACTGGTGAAGGCACTGAAATTTCTAATGTGTTAAATAAAAGTCAACAAGAAATAGCAAATCAATCAAGCAGGATAGCAAAACAGTTAGCTAGTAACCTAGACAGTAATGATACTTTAATCAAAGGCGCTCAAGCGTTTACAGCAGAATTTATTAAAACTTTAAATTCAATCACAGGTGCAATTGCCGTCGGCATAGATGCAGGAATACCAGGCGATACCCAAGAGAATCAAAGGAATCAAGTTAGCGAAGAAGATCGAGCAAATCTAGATCTAGTAAAAGCATTTGAAAATGGGTCAGTCTCAGTAGAAGCAAAAAATAAAGCATTAGACGATTTAGCCGCAGCAGGTATTATCCACAAAAATGGTTTGATAGTTCAAACTCCTACAATTGACGATAATGGCAATGTTATAAAGGATCCTGTAACAGCAGAGGAAGAAAATTTAAAGAGGCCTAAGAGTAGAAATGCACTTGGCGGCGGAATGAGTTCTGGCGAAGCTTCATTGGTAGGGGAATTTGGACCAGAAACATTTGTAGCAGGCATGGATGGTGCAATTATACCAAATATGAAGGCAATGTTGAATAGAATGCCTGATATTGCCAAAACTATGCAAGATGAAATGGCAATGATGGGTGCTCCAATATCAAAAGTGGCTCAAGAAGCATCTGCACAGATGCAAAATAGCACATCGGTAGAACAAAAACTTGACATTCTGAACCAAACCATGTTACAATTAGTTAACATAAATAGTGTACAAGCACGAACAGGTGAAAAACAATTAAAAGGTTTACGACACAGTGGTAATTTAATGGGTGGACTAGGTAGAGCATGAGTTGGAAAAAATACTTTACACCAGTACAAACTGGTGACAATATAAACGGAAGTTACTCTCCTATAAATGGAGCAGGAGCAAATGGACGACCAGGTCCGGCAAGATCAAACTATTCAAGTTACTTACCTGATGTTTATGTAGGTAGCCCAAATAGAGTTGAGCGTTACGGCCAATATAATACAATGGATAATGACAGCGAAGTTAACGCTGCATTAGATATCCTTGCAGAATTTTGTACACAAAAGAACGACGAAAACAGTACAAACTTTAAATTTAATTATAACAAGCCTGCTACTAATAACGAAATTAATATTTTAGGACAGTACCTAAAACAGTGGTGCAAAATTAATAATTTTGAAACACGTATGTTTAGAACATTCCGTAATGTATTCAAATACGGAGATGCTATATTTTTAAGAGATCCAGAAACTAAAAAACTGTTTCATGTAGATCCTGCTAAACTTACACGTATTATTGTAAACGAAAGCGAAGGTAAAAGACCTGAGCAGTATATCATTAAAGATATAAACTTAAACTTCAAAGAAATGGTTGCTACATCACCACATATTACAAATGGTAATATAAGTAGTCCAGGTGCAAGTTATCAAACAGGCGGAGCAAGAGGAATGACTGGTGGTGTTAATGTACCTGCTGGATCACGTTTTACTATTGAAGAAGGCGAAATTGCAATTGATGCACAGCATGTGGTGCACCTAAGTTTGTCAGAGGGATTAGACAACAACTATCCATTTGGTAATAGTTTATTAGAAACAATATTCAAAGTATTCAAACAAAAAGAATTACTCGAAGATGCTATTATCATCTATCGTGTACAACGTGCGCCTGAGCGCAGAGTATTCTACGTTGATGTGGGCAACATGCCATCACACCTTGCTATGCAATTTGTTGAGCGTGTTAAAACGGAAATACATCAAAGACGTATTCCATCGGCGACGGGTGGCGGCACAAATGTTATAGACAGTTCATACAATCCACTGTCAATCAACGAAGACTACTTCTTTCCACAAACTGCTGAAGGTAGAGGATCTAAAGTTGAAACACTACCAGGCGGAACTAACCTAGGAGAAATTGATGATCTTAGATACTTTACTAATAAGCTCGTACGCGGCTTACGAATTCCTTCCAGCTATCTACCTACGGGGGCTGATGATGGAGCAAGCTCTTACAACGATGGACGAGTTGGAACTGCTTACATACAAGAACTAAGATTTAACACATACTGTGAACGTCTACAAGGACTAATTGTAGAAGAGTTTAACCAAGAATTTAAAAGATACTTATTAGAAAAAGGTGTAAACATTGACACAGCAATGTTTGATTTATCATTTGAACCACCACAAAACTTTGCAAGCTATCGACAAGCAGAATTAGATAATAGTAGAGTACCTACATATACACAAATGAGTGCTATACCTTATATTTCAAATCGTTTTGCAATGAAACGTTTCTTAGGCATGAGTGCTGAAGAGATTGCTGAAAACGAACGTCTATGGCGTGAAGAAAATGATGAAACATTAGGAACACCTAATGAAGATGCAAGTGCAGAAATGAGAGGCGCAGGTATTAGTAGCGCAGGTATTAGTGCAGATATAGAAGGTGCAGAAGATGAACTAGCAGGAGAAGAAACTCCTGAAATAGGTTCGGAAGCAACACCACCTGAAACAGCAACAGGCGGCGATGCCGCTGGCACACCACCACCAGCAACTGATCAAACGATATAAATACTATTATGATACTACGTGAATTATTTTATTTTGATAAAGAAACAATTGAACCTACCGAAGACCATAGGTACGATCCGACGTACGATGACTCAGTAGTAAATTTCGACGACACAAGAAAAACAAGACTTACCCTAAGCCAAATAAACCGAGCAAGGAAAGCAAGCGAGCTACATACTGAAGATAAGGCAGACGAATTAGACTTCGTTAGGCAAATGTATGGAATAGCAGCGCAAGCGGCCGCTGCCGGTGTTTAATGGCAAAAATAGATAAAAGCAAATATACAAAACAAGAATGGCTAGTTATACGAGAGCAACGGCGTGTAACCAAAATGCATCAAAAAGCTAGAAAACAAAAAGAAAATTCTCCATTAACTAATAAAGTTACAAATAAATCTACAGCATTTGTTTTGGGCAACGGTACAAGTCGTTCAGGTATTGATCCTTCTACACTACGACCTTTTGGAAATATCTATGGATGTAATGCTTTATACAGAACATTTAATCCTGACTATCTAGTTGCGGTTGATACTAAAATGATATTAGAAATTAATAAAACTGGATATCAAAATAATAACGAAGTTTGGACAAATCCAAACAAAGTTTATCATAAAATGACTAACTTTAATTATTTTCAACCTAGCAAGGGTTGGTCAAGTGGTCCTACAGCATTATGGTTAGCAACACAACACGGATATCAGCACATATATATTCTAGGATTTGACTACCAAGGACTAGATTCCGGTAAAAAATTTAATAACATATATGCTGATACTAGAAACTATAAAAAGTCTACAGAAGGTGCAACTTTTTATGGAAATTGGATGCGTCAAACTAAAAGCGTAGTGCAAGAATTTAAAGATATTAAGTTCACAAGGGTTATAGCACCAGATAATTATGTTCCAGAAGAACTAAATAAATTTGTGAATGTAGAACATATTAGTGTAGAAACGTTCAAAAAAATCTATAATCTTGCGTAAACGGCTCGTTTTGAGCCTATTTCGCGGTACTTTTCCTGTTATAAAGTAAATACAACTGACAGCCTTACCATAGGTATAACTTTACAGGAGAGAAAAATGGCAAATCTAAATAAATTTGAAGAAATGCTTGAAAAGCTAGTCAATGAAGACAAAGCTGGAGCAGAAGAATTATTCCACGAGATTGTGGTTGAAAAATCAAGAGACATCTACGAAGGTCTTTTAGAGTCTGAATTAGAAGTTGACGAAACTACAGACGAAGAAGTAGATGAAACTACAGACGAAGAAGTAGATGAAGCATCAGATGATGACAAAGAAGTAGATGAAGCATCAGACGATGACAAAGAAGAAGCTACTAACGAAGACTTTAACTTAGACGAGTTTGAAGTTGAAGGTGGCGATCCAGCAGACGATATGATGGGTGCAATGGACATGGAACCAAAAGGTGACATGGATATGGACGTAGACATGGATGCTGATGAAGAAGGCGAAGGTGATGTAGAAGATCGTGTTGACGATTTAGAAGATGCACTAGACGACCTTAAAGCAGAATTTGAAAAAATGATGGGCGGAGACGACAAAGGTGACGAAGACGAAGGCGACATGGACATGGACATGGACGGCGGAGACGACGAAGCTGAAGAAGAGTCAGTAGCGTTTGAAGCAACTGACGAAGAAGTCGACGAAGCATCAAAAGATGAAGAAGTTGATGAAGCAGCAGACGAAGAAACTGACGAATCAACTAAATCAGAAGCAGAAACAATGCGTGAATATGTTGAAAAAGTAACA